GGCATGGACAAGGCGCGATGCAAGCTGCAACACCGCCACGTCCCACCATTCGCCCGGCAGGTCGATAGTGTCGCCAATGGTCACGTCCTCGAACTCGCGCTCGTAGGTGATTTCAACGGTCTCGCCCGCCGCCGCCGACAGAACCGGCCAGACATAGAACAACGCGGCTTCCTTCTGCCGGTCGTAGTAGAACTGCGTCGGGATGCCCGTGGTCGTCTTGATCGGCAGGTTGTCGTATTCGTCGCGGGTCAGGCGGAGCATGGGGGTTTCCACCCCGGACCGCTTCAGGCGCGCGGAGAGGATGCGCACGGGCCTTGCAGGGGCCAGCGTATAGGATGCGTCCGTCGTCAGGGTGAGCGTCTGTGATGCCTTCAGGAACGCCGGGGCGGCATCGTCAAGCTGCCATGCCTTCATGACCCGGTTAAGCGCCCGCACGGCATGGGCCGACAGAATGGCCTCAGCCTCTTGCCCGATGGCCCCGACCTCAAGGTCAAGCAGCGCATCGGTCACGATGTCCAAGACAGTCTGTGTACCTGTAACGGCCATTTACAAATCCTCTGCCGTTATGGTGCCGACCGCGACCGGATCTGGTTCCGGGCTGGTCCACGGCGGGGCTTGCCGATCCGCAACGCCCTGCACAAAGTCTTGCGGGTGGCGTGGCTCCCAGCATTCGCGGCAAACGCGAAGCCCGGTCCATTCCAGCCTGATATCGGTATTCCGGTGATTGAAGCCGCACCGCTGGCAAGTGGCCTTCCACCCGCCAGCGATGTATCCGGTCGGCTCGGTCCGCATGTTACGAACCGAACAGGACGATTTCAAAGATGCCAGCGGTAAAGGTCGCCGCCGTGGCGGTGCCGCTTGCCAGATAGAGATAGCTGTTGGCAGCCGGGAATGCCGTCAAGGCGCTGGTCAGGGCAACCGTTTGCGCGCCGCCGTTGACAAGAATGGCCTGCCCCGCCAACCCCGTTACAGCCGCGTCTTCCGTGCCGGTTGCGACGGTGGCCGCGTAAAGGTCAACGTCGGTGTTGGAACCGGCAGGGGCCTCAAGGCAGCGCATGAAACCGGCAAAGATGGTGCCGTTTACAGCCGCCGTGATCTGGCCAAAGTGGCAGTTTGCCAAGCCGTCGCCGCCGATGATGTCAGCCGCCGTGCCGCCGCCGTTCAGGCCGGTCAGGTCGATCAGAATGCGGGTTTCGATCAGGCTGCCATTTTTGGCCACGGATGACCGAACAATGGTGCCGGTGCCGGTGATGCCGGAACCAACCGCCATCGTGGTTGGCGAGGTGCCGGTGCCCATGCTGGCAACGACGGTATCCACGCCAGCGGCGCGGGTGATCACTTCAAAGCCGCGCGTAGCCCGGACTTTGTTGACGAAGGTTGTTTCGGCCATTGGGAATCTCCTGTCTAATGGCGTGTCGGCGCTAGGCCGTCAGGAATGAAAAGGGGCGACCGAAGCCGCCCCCTCAAGTCTCATTTGGTCGGGATCAGACGCCCGGCGATCCGTAGATGCCGCGCCAATCGCCCCAGCCCGCGACATACCGCTCGGTCGCCTTCATGCGGGCGTTCTCGGTGTCGAAGTCGTTATCCTGCGACAGCGCCAAAGCGCGGCGCTGGAACGTCATCAGGCCTTCCGGGGTGTCCGTCTTGATGAAGAACGCGTCCGGATCGCTGAGGTAGTCCCACACGACGACGCCACCGGGCAGAAGGCCGAGGGCCTTCATTGCGTTGATGTCGTTGTTCGCGCTCCCGGCCTGATTGACCGAAGACAGGATGCGGGTTGCCTCAAACGCCAGTTGCGCCGGGACGATCAGCTTCTGACCCTCAAGCTGGATGCGCAAGCCGCGCGAGTCCGTTGCCTGACGGATCTGGATCAGCATATCTTCCAGCGACGCCTCGGAAAGGTCCGCAGGGACGCCCAGTTCGTTCGACTGGTTGCCCGAAAGCGACGGGTGATCAGTCGCCAACAGTTCCTTGCCGTCGCCGCCCGCATAGGCAGCGGTGAAGGCGCGGTTCAGCACGTTGGCATGAACGTTTTCCTTGGTCTGCCGCATCGAACGGGCCAGCTTGGCAGCTTTGCGGGTCGCAACGCTCTCATACTGGTTGTCCTCCATGGCTTCCCGCGTGATGATGGCACCCAGGCCATAGGTCACGTTGGTCAGGCGGGTCGTGTAGCCCTGCGCATCGGTGTCATAGGAGACCGAAGCCCCCTCTGCCTTTTGCGGCGCAAGGCCGAAGCCGGTTTCCTCGACGATTTCTTCGTACGCTTTGTCCGAAGTCATGCTGTCGAAAACCATAGAACAGACCGTGGGCTTTTCGCGGTAGGTCTTGCCGAAGAACGCCTTGACGCCAGGCCAAAGGCTTTTCGGGTGGGTGCCGGTGGTGATAACCATTTGTCAGCCCTCCTTAAATGCCAATCGCGCCGGACGCGAAGGTGTGTTGGTTGATGGTGACGAGGACTTTCGAATTGGCCGAAGCCATGTCGTTGTCTTCGCGGTTCACGAAGCCACGGATGGTAAGCTGGTTGCTTGCATCAGCGGCGGGCACGTCCGAAGTCGTGTCCAGTTCAGCGCCCGACCGGCCCGTGGCGGTGGATCCGCCGTGGGTGTAGATCAGCACGGCATTAAAGCCGACATCGCCGGGGGTCACGGTTCCATCTGCCTGAATTTCGAACATCAGGTCAGGATCGTCCGCAACCATAACGACGCGCTCAGTCGAGGCGGCGTTATAGACAAGGCTGTCGCGGGTTCCGGCAAAGCCGACGATGACGCCGGTCAATGCGTTGCCGTCGCCAGCGGTGGCCCTGGCCACAACAGGAAGCGCACCGACCGGGAACGAACCCGCGCCGGGGGCGTTAACTGCTGCGGTGTTGACGGCTCCGGTGATGACAACGGGGTCGCCGAGGTAAAGCGCCGTCCCGTAGGCGGCGGGGATGTAGTATGGTTTGCAAGCGCCAGTGTATGGCGCACCGTTCCGATGCTGGACCGGGCGCAAACCGAACGGATTGTCCGTATTCGGCATGGTTTTGCCCTTTCGAGGGTGTTAAGTGCGGGCGATCCGAATGCCCCCGCTGGGGACATAATCGCCCTGGCCTTCGCCTGCGGCGGTATTGCCACGGCGGAGTTGTGCAAGTTGCTCGTCCAGATCGGTCTGTTTCATCTTCTGGTCATCTTCGTAAAACTGCCGAAGCTTGCGGCAGAGATAGGACCGCATCGGCGATCCATCGGGCTTTGATCCGACCACTACGGATACGGCGCTGCCCAAATCGGCATTGTCTGTTTTCAACGTCTGGCCCGCCGTGTCCACGATGTCCCAATCGTCTTGCTTGGTCATCTGGAACAGCCGCGCGGGCGCGTCGTTGATGTAGCGGTATTTGAACTTGTCGAAGTCCAGCAGGCTGGTATCGACGGCCATGCGCTTACCGATGGTTGTGGCATCGGCGCGCTTGCGGCGCTCGGGAAGTTGTTCTTCTGCGCGGGTTGCGCGGCCTCGGGTTTCAGCCTGCATTGTAATCCTCCGCGTAAACCGCACGATCTTCTTTGCTGTCCTTGAAGACGCCCTTTTCGACAAAGCGCCGGAACGCATCCTTCGCGTCCTTGGGCAGCTTCTCGAATGGCGACGATACGGAACCAGATCCGAAGGTCAGGCCACCTTCCACGCTCTCCACAGGGGCGGCCTTGGCCAGCCCTGCGAACCGCTTGGACATTTCCGCATCCACCTTCGCCAGAATAGCGCCGGGGTCGGTCAGGCCCTCTTGCTGCGCCTGCCCGTAAAGCATCGCGGCGGCTTGGGTCATCACGGCGTCTTTCTTGAACCAGTCGTTCCCGACCGACCACTTTTCAATCGCGGCGCGGTGGTTGTCCGGCACGGCGGGTTCTGCGGGCGCGGCCTCGGGGGCCTGCTTGCGGACGGTTTCTTCCCGCGCCTCAAGCGTCCGGTAAGCGTCAACGTCGCCAATTTCGACAGCCGCGATCTTGTCCGACTTGATCTTGGCCAGTTCCGCCTGATGCGCCGCGCGCTCGCGTTCGACCTGCTTGGCCGCCACGCTTTCAAGCTTGCGGAACCGTTCGTCCGCCTGCTCCCGCGCCTTGCGGAATGGCGTGAAATTCTCTGCCCGCTCAAGATAGCGGTTTGGGTCGTCAATGTAGCCGGATGGGATTTCGCCCTTCCATTCGTCCGGGGCCTTCCAGCCCAGGGCGCGCGCTTCGGTTTCGATTTCCGGTGCCCACTTGGGTGCATCGCTTTGGGCCGCTGCCTCGGAAGGCGCGGCCTGCTCCGTCATCTGCTCTGTCATGCTGCTCTCTCTATCGGTTGGAACTTATGGAAGCGGGCCGTGAACTGGTGCGGCGACCTTTGAAGCCATAGCAACTCGCCGTCTGGCCCGATGGCCAGCAACTCAGCAACCGCCGATACCGTTATGCGATCCCCCGTCATTGGTCTACCGTAGCGAAAACCGACTGGTCGTTCATGATCCAGTATGTCTGCCCGTCACGTCCGTTGATCTCGTCGGCTTGGTATCGCGCGAACATCACCCGGTCGCCGATCTGCGGCTTTTGCGCCGTCATGGGCCAGTCGGGGTTGTGAAACGCCATCGGGGATTTCGCCACGATGATGCCTTCGCGCCGCTGGAACCCGTCCTTTTCGACCTTGCTGTCGGGCAGGAACAACCCGCCCTTCGTCTTGGCCTCGACCTCCTGCGGCAAGACCAGAATCTTGTAGCCCAGCGGGTTCACGCCGCTACCGTTCAAAGGCTTTTGCCCACTCATTCCATTCCTCGTTTGTCGCTTCTGTCAGGTCTTCGATCAGTTCCTCTTGCGCCTTCACGCGGCCCATCGTTGCCGGGTCGCATTTGCCCTCAGACCATAGCTGCGCCTGCAGCGATGCCTTGTTGGACTGGTATCCCTTGCGAAGGATTTCCAGCAGCCGCTCTGATACCGGATGCGCCCGCCATTCCTCCATTTCGTCCCGCGTCAATGGCTTCGCGTCTGGCACGTAGTCCCTCCTTCATCGTCCGCAGTTGTTCGATCTGCATCTTCATGGGCAGCAGGTCCACTTCAGCCGCCGCTGCCTCGGCCTCGGCGATGATCTTCAGCGTTTCCGCTTCCATCTTTTCAAGGCTGGCCTCTTTCAGCCGCATGTCGATCACAAGCATTTCCTCTTGCGCCGCCGTCATCAGCATTTGTTGCTTCATGGCGTTTTCGTCAGGCTTGGGCAGTAATGCGTCCGGGTTTTCCACCGATGCCGCGTCCAGAACCCGGCGCGCGACCTCCATCGGGTCGACCATCTTGCGCTCGGCTAGGTCGATCAGGAACTGCGCGCGGCCCATCTTCTGCATCGACGTGACGCTGTTGGGATCGGCGACCGGCAGAATATCCATGTCGGTAAGGTTGAAGTCGGCGGCGGGATCGGCGGGCTGCTCCCCGTCGAGGAAGGCGTTGTAGCGTTTCGGGTCCAAGTTCTTGGCGTTCAGCCGCGCGACCAAGGAAAACTCATCCTGCAGCGCCAGATAAATGCGCTTGTAAGACGCGGTAAAGACCATCTGGCCTTGTTCGATCAGCGCCATAACAGTGCCGACCGGCATATTCTGCCGCCCCGCGTCCCCGGTCATCACGTTGGAAACGGACGTAATCTCACGCCCGCTTTCGATCAGCATTCCGAGAACCTGGAACAGCACGGGCGACGGGCCGGGGAATTGCAGATCCACAATCCCGCGCCGGATATCATCGCCGGTAAAGTTCACCTGCTTGTATTCACCGGGGCGAACGCGCTGGACGCCGCCCTTGATGCGGAAGTTCTGCGCGCCGATGAAACCACCGCCCAAGCTGGACAGGTGGCCGGAATCCATGATCATATTCAGGGTGGAGTTGATCGTCTCCGAGATATCGCCCAGCAGCAGCCCCATGCCGGTGCCAAGCAACCCGCCATCCATTGACGGCATGAATTGGTAATGCACCATGTAAGGCACGGGATCGACGCCGATGATCCGCTGGCCGTCAATCCGCACGGTGTCCGTATCATAGGCCGCAACCACGCGAACGACTTGCTGCGTCTCGCGGTGAACCGTGACGATATAAGGCTCGGGGTATCCGTCGCTGTCAAGGTCGTGGCGGCAAAGCTGCTCAATGAAGCTTTCCGGCGAATGGTCGTCCTCTGGCTTGGCCGGGATGTTGATTTCCCGAAACCGCCCGGACAGGAAGTTGGTCTTCACCTGATGCGGATACAAATCCACGATGTCCGAAACACGCGGCGCGGTGCCAAGCGTGGTCGCGTTGTTGTTGATCACGACATGCTTGCCGGGCAGGCGGATTTGCGACCGCACCCGGTTAGACGTGACATCCCACCATAGCTTGCGAAACACGTCCCCGACGATGGGAAGCTGCAGCGTCAACTGGTCCGTGCCGCGCTCCCATTCGCGGGAATCGACCTTCAACTGCCACGACATGTAGCTTGAAACACGCTTGGCGCGGCCCGACTTCTGCCCCTGCGTGTCCTGCCCCTGCACCGATACCTTGACGACATCGGTGGACGGCACAATCGCGGGATAGGCGCGCGCGTTGTATTGCAGCGCCGCCGATGTGATCAGCGGATAACGGATGTTGGCAGCGTTCTGCCAAGGGTAGGTCTTCTCTTCCTTCGTCAGCATGGCAAGATCAATGCCGCGCTGCATCCGGGTTTCCCATTCCGACATGGACGCCTTGTCGATGTCGAAGCCTTCCATCACCGACTGCGCAAGCTTGGACAGATCGGGGTCTTGCAACTGGTCGCAAAGGTTTTGCGCCGATGCCAGCGCCTTGACCCGCGCGGCAATGGCGCTGATGTCAGTAGCCTGTGGTGGCATTTGCGGAGCGGCGTTGATCATCGTCATCCTCGTTCATGTCCGACACCATCACCGGGTAGGCAAAGGTAAGCGCCAGTGCGTCCGCCCGGTCAGGCGACGGCAATCCGCGCCGCTTCATTTCTTCCTTCTTTTCCAGAAGGATCGCGTTGTTCGCGTCGTGCTTGTATTCGACCGCCGTCAACTGCGCGGCCAGATGCGGATCATCCGGGATTGCGGAGACCCCGTTTAGCCATTCCTTCAGCCGGACCCACATTTCGGCCCGTTTGTTGGCAACCTTGGCGTTCGTCATGCCGTCCGGCCTTGAGCCGAAGTTTACCGGGGTCACGGGATAGCCTAGCTGCTTCAGCCGATCGACAACGCCCGCCCCTACGCCGGTTTCATCGACGAAAAGCGCGTTAGGCTTGTGGTTGTCGAAGTGGAACGCGACCCGCGCCGCCACCTCCATCGTGTCCAGCTTTGTCATGAAGACCCACGGCAGCGAATAGGCGTCACGCCCGCGCCGGTAGCAGATCACCGTTTCGTCGTCGCCATACCGGGCAACGTCAACCGCCATGATCAATTCATCTTGGCGGGTAGTTTCAACCTTCGTCGTTGCCGCGCGCTCCACAAGCTTTGCGCTGATCAATTGCCGGTCGGACTGGTCCTCGTAATCCCCAAGCCAGATATTGCGATAGCGCGCCTCGTCGCCGGTCTCGTCCAGCAGTCTTTCACCCTCAAGTTCCGCTGGGAACCAAGGGTTATCGCTGAAGTTCGCCCTGACCACGATAGCGTCGGCGGGCGGCTTCTGCCGCAGGAACATATCAACCGGGTCAGTCCGCGCCCTGGGGTTCCATGTGAACCACAATTCCGAACCCGGCGCGCGTATCGTGGGGCGGAGTAGATCAAGTGAACGCTGAGAACAGGTCTGGGCTTCTTCAAACCAAGCGACGGTGTAACCTTCTAGCGACTTGATCGACTCCGCGTTCTGGTCCTTCATGCCGCGAAAGATGCAAAGGGAACCGGACGGCCCCCGGATTTCGTCGCGGGTAATGTCAAACACCGCGCCAAGCCCAAGCTTGCCGATCCAGTCGCAAATCAACTGGTAGACCGAATCCTTGATCGAGTTCTGCACTTCCCGAAGGCAGACGATCCGCGACCCCGGATGCGACACCATGCGCAAGACAACCGCCTGCGCCCTATCGTTCGACTTCGCGCTACCCCTGCCGCCCCATGCCGCCTTGTATCGCCCGCGCTGTGTCCAGAGCGGCGCGAAGACCTCAGCCGTCTTTGGGGTGAGGATCAGGCCGGACAAATGTCATTTCCACCTTGTGAACGTGTTCACCGTTAGCGCCCGCGCCGTTCACCTCCAGCTTGTCGCCGTAGGCCTTGGGGGCAAGCTTGGCGGCGCGCCACTTGCGGGCGTCAACACGAAGCCGCGCGACCTGAACGTTTTCCGGCGTCGCCTCGTCTGCAATCTGCCGGATTTCGTCGGCCTCGCGGTGGGCCTGAACTTCCCGCGCGCGGGCGTATCTCTGACAAAACGTCTGGTCTTCCGATACCCTGCGATAGAACGTCCGTTCCGTTGGCAGGAAATCATCCTTGTCGGGGCCGAGGATTGCCACGATGCCTTCGCCGCCGATCATGCGCGCGAATATCTCGCCCTCTATCTCAGGCGTCCACTTGAAGGTCATGGCTGACCCGCCTTATGCGACATCTATGATTGAAATTAACCCCGGATCGTTGCATTCGATTTCGCGCGACGCTCCTGCGGGAATGTAAATGCCGGTCGATGCCGTCGCGACCACGCTGCCAAAGCGAACCCGCATAGCCTCGTCGGCATGGATCTGCAGCACTTCGCCGGATGCCATCGTGATATCGCCGCCCGCGTCCTCAAGGTTGGTTGCGCTAGTGGACGTGGTGTAAGCGCCGGAAACACGGACGACGGACGAGATGACCGTTGCGGGGCCAGCGCCACGCACCCGGCCATACTTGCCAACGTGAAAAGATGCGGTGCCCATGCGGTGCCCCCTGAAACGCGAAACGCCCGCAAGGTTTCCCTCCGGGCGCAAATCATTCTGATTATCCCCACCATACACGTCTGGGTGCTTGTGTCAAGGGGGTGAGGTTTCTGTTGGTAACGGCGCATCAGGTTGCGTCATTCCCCCACCTTTCGCAACGCATCCACCGCCACCCGGCCCTTGTCGGTCGGGGCCTGATCCCGCCATAGCGTAGCCTCACCCAGGAAGCCGTCAAGCGCGCCTTTCAGCGCCCATATGTGCAACGGGGTTGGCAGGGCCTTGATCTTGGCATCCCAGCCGCCCCAGGACGCTTTCGCCGCTGCAACCTTTTCCTCGGCGGTGCGCAGGTCCACCCTTAGCGACACGTCCGCCTGCATTGGCTCGGGCAGCATGGCGATTGCCGATCCTTGCGGGTTGCCGGTCTGCCCGACGTAAAGCCGCAGGTAGTTGTAGCGGCTTGCGCTGATGGCCTGCCATGTGTTTTCCAGCGCCTTGCATTCGTCGCCCTTGGTCAAAGCGTCGATGCACAGGCCCATATCCGTGCCGCGCAAGGGCTGTATGGCGTCCTTGGGGTCGGCGATGCCGGAATGCCGGGTGCGGGCCTGTGCGGCGGTCTTTGTGGCGTCCTCGGGCTGGTTGGTGTGGCGGCGGTCCCGTCCGGTTGCGCGTTGGGGTATCTGCTGGCCCCCGGCAAGGGTAACACGGGCCTTGCGGGCCTTCTTGGCTTTGCTGGTCATGCTGAAAACCTTTCATCTGCGCCGCAGTGGTAGCAAAACAGGCGCGCGGCGTCGGGGGATATGATCGTCAGTCGGGCGCAGGTTTCGGTGCGCTTGTTCCTGTAGGGCGAGCAGATCGGGCAAACCGTGCGGATGGTATGCTGGCCTTCCGGTGGCGGGGTGATGCCGCGCCATTGCAGTTCGGCGTGAATGGTCATGCTGCCACCCATACCCATCCCTCGCTGATCCTTTCGCCCTTGGTCAGCTTTCCGGCCTTGCTGAGAACGAAGATCGCCGCGCCGGTGCGCTTGAGCGTTGCATGGATGCGGTCGCTGATCTGCGCGCGGGTCGCTCCGCCTGTCGCCTTGACGTGGGCCAGAACGGATTGTTCAAGCTTCGCCCTGCGGTCCTCCGCTTCGGCCTTCTTGACCTTCGCGTCGACCCCGCCTGTGTAGTCAGCGTGTGGGTTGCAGACCTTGCTGAACCGGGCGCGGACGTGAAAGGCTTCTTCGGCCATGGAAAGCTTGGGCATGGCCAGCACTGGCGCGGGCTTTGGTGGCAAGACGGTCGTGCCTACGGGATAGCGAACGGCGAGTGGATCAACGGGCATGGGGGCGGTTCCTTGTGAAATGGGGATGGGTCATGGCTGCACCTCGAAGAAGCCGGGGTCATTCGCCACGCCATCAGCGACAAAGCGCACGGCGGCCAAGGCTGAACCTACGGGGCTGGCAACTAGGTCGGACACCCCAAGGCTTGACGCCGCCTCGATCATCGCTGTGAGTTGCGCCTGCCAATCGGCACGGGTTGAGAGGTGCGGACGGTGGCGCATCATCCAAAGCCAAGCGTCAAGCCAGTCGCAAAGCTTCAGCGCCTGCGCCTCGGTGTCGGTGATGTCTGGTTGCGGCAGGCCTTGACCGTCAATCTCGGCATCTTCCAGATCCGATACCATCCGGCGAAGTGCCGGGTTTGCACGCTTGGCGTCATATGGCACATCACCCGTTGCGACTTCGCCCTGATCGTGCGTCATGGCGCGAACCAGCAAGGCGCGGGACGCATCCGGGAAAAGCTTCAAGATCAGGATGCAAACCCGGTTCTGGTGCCCAGCGTCGCAGTCGATGGTGTCGCAGAGGTCGAAGTTGGTGTGCCAGCGGCGCACGAATCCCGCCTGCCATGCCCGATAGGTGGCGCTCATGGCTGCACCGTGCCGAGTTCGCCCGCGATTGCCGCATATCCGCAGGCATCGACGGCGTTGTCGGAGTGGCCGGGGTTGCCCCTGAGGCGGGCCATCTTGAACAGGACCATCATGGCGGCCACGTCGACGGCGCTCACGGGGTGGTCAAGGTGCGCAGACCAGTATGCCGCGATCAGGCCAAAGTTGCGCTCGGCATCCCCGTGCGTGGCGGCGCGGTCAACCGTGACGGCTTGGTGCGCGGTCTCGAGTATTTCGGAGCGGTTCATGCGGACACCCGTTCCGCTGCCGCGTCGTCGGCCTTGACGCGGTTCAGGACGGTGCGCACGGCTTCCGGGGTTGCGCCGTAGACATCGCCGATTTCCCGCGCGGTCCAGTTGCGGGCGTTCAGCTTCAACCAAGTTATGTCGCGCTCGTCGCGCAGGCGGTCTTTGGATTTGGGCATGGGTTGGCTCCTAAAAAGGCAGGTCATCGTCGAGGTCGATTTCAAGCTTTGTGCGCTTCCGCACCTCGACCACTTGCGCGCCGGGGAATGCGTCTTTGACGGCGGCAACGGTCTGCCCGTAGGAGGCCAGCGCGTTGACCACCTCACGCAGCGTGTAGATGCGGACGCCGGGGCGTAGGGCGTGGTAGGCGGGCCAAGCCGCGTCATCCTTCAGGATCGCGCAGGCGGTGCCCTCCAGGTCGAATTCCCATGCGTCGGGGCTGATCGGCTTTCCGCCCAGCGTGACGGCCTCGGCGTCCATCGCGGCGAAGCCCCGAACGCAGGCGTTCACCCGGGCGACAACCAGCGCCGGATCAGCCGATGCCAGGGCGGCGTTCAGGTTTGCCATGGCCAGCCCCCACCGATCAGCCGTTGCGGGGCTGACCAGTTCGGGCAAGCGGTCCTGCCCCCATTTCAGATCCATCGCACGGGCGGCGGCATCGAAAGGGGCGGTGGCCAGATCGCACCGGATTTCGTCGGCCGAAAGGATGCCGTGCAACACACGGTCGTCTTTGCGGTGGCGCTGCGGACGGGTCATAGCTGCGCCACGATCTGGACAACGTAGGTCCGCAAGTGTGGGTGGCTTTCTGCCAGATAGGCGGCAACGTCTCTCGCGGCTTCGATTGTGCCGTAGTGGCCGTCGCAGGACACGGGGAACAGAACGCCGTCCCCGGTGTGGTGCGGGCTGTCGATGTCGCGCGGGTGTTTTGCCATGTCGATTTGCAAGACGATGAATTGACCAGCGTTCATTTGCTTTCTCCGTTCCCGATCTGACTGTGGAAATGTTGTGGCGATTTTGACCCACGTCCGAACGCTCTCCCCGTTCCACCACCACACCCCACACCCCTAAAGGGGAGTGTGGTGGTGGAAGCGAAGGGAGGGGATTGGTTAGTGTGGTGCGACTGTGGATTAGTGTGGATTAGTGTGGATGACTGTGGATGGCGGCTCATGCGTCCACCTCCGTCAGCGGGTTGTTCGGCCCGGCCACGATGACCGCGACCTCACGCCCGGCGCGTGTGTTCTGCGTGGTTTCCACGGCCAGAACGCCCGATGCCAGCCAGCCTTTTATGAGATTGGCGACGCGGGCCTTCTGGCCTTTGTCCCCGATGTCCAGGCCCAGCGTTTCCGCCACCACGATCCCGGCCCAACGGTTGGGCGAGCGTATGCTTTCAAGCGGTGGTTCCGGCATTGCCATGATTGCGTTGCGAACGCGGGCGGCATCCATCTTGCTGAGGCCGTCAAAGGCGTCCGGCCATTCCCACTTTTCAATCGCGCCGACGTGGTGCCCGTTAGGCGTCAGGACCGAAAGCTTTTGATACCATTGGTTCACCTCAGCGGACGGCGGGGCGAGGTTGCTTTCCATGTCGCCGATCCGCATGAAATGCCGATGGTTTGGCACCCCCGCCTTTGCGGCTTCATCCTCTGTCATGCTGATCAGGATGCGGTTAAAGCGAGCGGTGCCGCGCAGGGCACCGCCGCCCCGCATGTCATCTATGGAGGGCGTCATGCCCGGCGCTACCTTGCGGGTGTGGTGAACAAGGCCCAAGGCCACGCCGACCTTGTTTGCCATCCTGCGAATGCGCTGGCCTAGCAGGCGAAAGGCTTCGTTGGTTTCCCCGCTGCGGCTCAGGTCTTGCAGTGGGTCGAAGATCAGGACGTCGGCCTTCGCGGTTTCGCAAAACTTCTCTAGCCCGACGAACAGCGGCTCGTTTATCACCGGCACGTCGCCAGACATCATGTAGAAGTCGTCCGCCATCACGCCAGACACGGGGTAGAAGCGCCCTTCTATCTCTGACTGCGGTATCCCGTAGTGTGTCAGCAAGGCGGACACGCGGGCGTCCATCACGTCCTGATCGTCTTCGGCGTTGTAGTAGACCACGATCAGCGGCTCGCGCTGGACGCCTGTCAGGAAACCGCGCCCCGTCGCCATGTCCAGCGCCTCGGCCAGCGCCAGCATTGATTTGCCGACCTTGGGCGCTGCCAGCGTGACGGATGTGTATTTGCGGGCGTAGAAGTCTGAATAGAGGAACTCGGGGACAGGGATGGCCGTCAGGTCTTTCGCCGTCCACGGCTGGAACATCAGCGGCGGGATCGCCTCGACCTCGGCTTCGGTCATCTCGCGGAACTGCGTGACTTGCGGTTCCGGCGTCCAGCCCTTCTTGCGCGCGCCGTCTATGGCGGTCTGCACTTCGCGGGCGGTCTCGTCGCCGGTATAGCCTGCCAGCGTCAGGGGCTGCGTCAGGGC